CGTTAGCCAGCTGTTTGTTCAACAGCGGTTTCACCAGTTTGCGCCACAGAATGAAGGCCACAATCAGTACCAACAGGTAGCGCCCGATCGTCATTAGCAGATCAAAGAAGCTTGCTTGTTGCCAGAATGGAACCGCATTGTTGTCTTCAACATCGGCGGTAAACGGCGTATTGACCACGTTTAACGTATCGCCGCGCGTTGCGGAGAAGCCCATGGCTTCGCGAACCAGCGAAGTGACCTGCTCAATTTGCTGTGGCGTTAACGGAATGCTTTTACCGCTAGCGTTGGTGCCATAGTTAACGACGACGGCCACGGACAGGCGATCGATGTTGCCCGCTTTTTGCTGGGTGTGACGAATCGTCCGATCCACTTCATAGTTGATGGTTTCATCACGGCGTGCATTGGATGCGGAGCTACTCCGGCGACCGTTGGTGTCAATGGTGGAGGCAGGGCGCTGGGCGTTCGCCGCATTGGCCACGTTGGCATTTGCGCCAGCCTGCGGAGGATTCGTGATATTCCCCGTCGGAGGTGGGGCAGGCTGATTGGTCAATGCCCCAGGAACGCCGCCAGAGAGTTGACCGCCGGACTGAGAGCTGTCGCTCAGCTGTTGGCTGCGAACTGCAGCCTGATTAGTGCCCTGATTCGGTTTGTACTCTTCGTCGGTCTGTTCACGAACCGCGTTATCAATTTGCGCGGTAACCTGCGCATGCACGTTGCCGTTGCCGACCATCGGCTGCAAGATAGCCTCGATGCGGCGCTGAATTCGGCTTTCGACTTCGTTCGCGTATTTCAACTGCGTAGCGTTGAGATCGCGGCCAGTACCGTCTGACTGAGTCAGCAAGTGTCCGCCTTGATCGACCACGGTGACATTCCCCGCGGGTAAGCCTGCAACGCTGCTGGAGACCATATAGACAATGGCGTTGATTTGTCCTTCATCTAAAGCGCGGCCTGGTTGCAGATTTAAGGTAACGGATGCTGAAGGCTGCTTTTGTTCTCGAACAAAAAGTGAAGGTTTTGGTAATGCCAAATGAACGCGCGCTGTCTGAACGGGGCCTAATGTTTCGATGGTGCGAGAAAGTTCGCCTTCCAGCGCGCGTTGATAGTTGATTTGCTCACTGAACTGGCTGATGCCGAATTTTTCTTGATCCAGAAGCTCAAATCCAACGGCTCCTCCTTTCGGCAGGCCTTGCTGCGCGAGGCGTAGGCGAGTCTCGTGAACTTTTTCCGCCGGAATTAACAGCGCAGTGCCATTATCCGTGAAGCGATAGGGAATGTTCATCTGGGTGAGTTGGGTGACAATAGCACCGCCGTCCCGATCGCTGATGTTGCTATAAAGAACCCGATAATCAGGCGATTTAGCCCACAGAGCCAGTACTGCAATAACGGCGATAGCAATCGCACCGGCAATGAGCAGTGGAATTTTGGGGTTAGCACGCAGACGATTCACTATGCTAGCGAAACCGCCATCCCCGCTTTTTGCTGTGGTGCCAGCGCTACCGTTGGCTGAAGCGTTCATGTGCTTACCTTGTCTTTCAGTTGGGCCGAGAAAGAATCTCGGAATAAATTGATGTCTTGCAAAACGAACTCCCTGACGCGCTATCAGCGAAATGTATTCAATCAGAGCCTTTTCTTGGAAGGTCTGCGGCTTACAAAAGTAGGCAGGGTATTATTCTGCGTAGAGAGGGAATTTGATGGGAGAATAAGGCCCTATTTTTGCGTCTATTTAGCGGCTTTACTCTTTGATCTCTATGTTAGGGTGATGCCTTATGGGTAAAAGCCATTTGGTAAACACAGACAAAGAGGGTATCGGCAGTGGCGATAGTGGGTATTGAAGGTGTACTTCAGCAGCTTCAGGCAACGGCTGTATCAGCTGCAAACCGTAGCCAAAACAGTGAGGCCCCACAGGGGGCATTTGCCGCTGAACTTAAAGCCGCAGTGAACCGTATCAGTGATACGCAGAATAATGCCAAGATTCAGGCGCAAAACTTTGAAATGGGCGTGCCGGGCGTAGCGTTAAACGACGTGATGGTTGATTTGCAAAAGTCAGGGATCTCGCTGCAGATGGGGATTCAGGTGCGTAACCGTTTAGTTGCGGCCTATCAAGATATTATGAATATGCAGGTCTAGCGTGGTAATACTATTGTTTTATAAAGAGTTTAACTATTGCTAACTTTGCCATGGGGCATGGGTGGGGCAAAGTCAGATAATTTCTGGTTCAGCATGGCTACTTGCTCGCTATTTGTTTCCTCCATCCAAGCTCCATAAACTTGATAAACCATTTGGGCGTTAGTATGTCCCATTTGTGATGCAATGAAGTTTGGGTTAGCTCCAGCAGACAAAGACCAACATGCATACGTATGGCGGGACTGATACGCTTTCCTATGTTTCAGCCCTGCGCGCTTTAACGCGGTATCCCAACTTTGGCTGATCGAGCCTACAGAATAATGGTCTCCTGAACTGCCATTTGTGGCGGAAACTGACGGTATGAATACAAACGTGCATTTGTGAGTTGTCTTCCTGCCATACTCTCTCTGAGTTACTGGGATATCGTGCTGCTTGCTCAGTCTAGTTAGCTCTGACTGGTCGCGCAGAATTTCTATCGCCGGTCTTATCAGATTAATGGTTCTTTCTCCTGCGGCAGTTTTTGGAAGGGTAAACTCTCCAACCTTTGCAAGATTTCGACGGACGGATAGTGTCCCTGCTTTTAGGTCAATATCCTCCCACGCCAGTGCGCATATCTCCCCATGCCTCATTCCTGTATAGACTGCTAGCGACCATATATTTCTAATCTGGCGTTCTCTAAAGGCATCTATCATCCTCACAAACTCCTCTCTGGTTAGGGGGTCTGGTTCGGGTTTCCCTTTCCTCAGGGGAGTAATATTTGCGGTTGGATCTGAGGAAATATAATTATTGGCCAGAGCAAAACGGAACAATGATGTTAGTCCGGATATATAGGAATTGACCGTTGGAACAGATCGGCCTTTCCTGATCACTTTGTGCATGTAACCGGGTGTTTGAAATCCGGTAAGTAACTCCTTTCTAAGGTTAAGAATATCTTCTTGAGTAATTGATGAAATCAAGCGGTTAGAACCTATGAATGGAAGTGAGTTTTTTATTTTGGACCGGTATCTATCCAGAGTGCTTCCAGCGATCTCTGTCTCCTTGATTGAAAGCCATTTATCAGCCAAATCTCCGATCGTAATCTCTCGCTTCGTTGTCACGAACCTTGTTAGGTTAGGCGAACTTGGGAACTGTTCTCCATAATCAAAAGTCCCCATTTTTATTGCAAAACAAATCGAAGTTCTAAGCTCTCCAGCTATCTTCCTGTTCTTAGGTGTGTCAGGGACACCTAATGACTCCCTGACTCTTTCACCCTTATAGATGAACCATAGCCGCAAATTGCCACCATGGTTCTCTACACCCGTTGGGTATTTAGCCATTCACACATCCTCATAAGTTAGTGGGGAAGCTATTTAAGCAGATTTCCGACGAGGGATCGCTGCCGGCTGCCCATCCATCCAACGCTCAACCATTTTCCAATCATAAAAACAGGTGCTGTTATCTCGTGGTTGTCCGTCTGGAGAGATGTGCTTGTATTCTCGTCCCTCCATCCAGCAATCTTCACGGGCTTTCTTTATGGTGTTCTTTTTGAGGCCAGTAATCCCCATTAGAACGCCTTCTGATACCCACTTAGCTGGTACTAACTGAATTACGTTGTTATCCATCATTTATCCTCAAACTGCCCATTCAAAACGCCAATAGTCCAAAGGAACCTAACGAATGGAATTCCGAGAGGTTTAATGGTTTCGTAGTAGCTGAGAAGAATGGGGCGGGTGATTGTGTCGATGTTGGTTTTTTTTGGCGCGGACTTTATTGCAGATTTCATTGCCTCGTTGCATCGCCGAGCCACATTGCGGATCGCGTTGTCTTGTTCTGCTGTCATGTCATGCTGCTTTCACTCCTTGCTGAAACTCGATATTGCAACCGACCTCGTTACCCCACGAATGCCAACCTTCAGCCTGCTGACGCGCAAATAGCTCAATACGAGGTACATCACCTAGTAAGCTGACAAGCAGATCGCGAAACTCTGGGGGCTTGGCGCTATGCTCTGCGCGGTGGAAAGTTTGATGCTGGCATATCGCTGCGTTAAATCGCTCTGGCAGCTTGCCACGAACCGCAAACAAACAATCTTCGCTATTAGCTCTTGTCATGTGGCCCATGCCGATCGCACTGTTCCCTTTGCGTCGATTTGTCTTGTGCCAGGTGAATCCCTTCATAGTCATCAATCTAAATCCCCAAGCATCGACAACCTTCAATGCCTCGACTGGCATCGTTGGTACCCACCACATCGCCAGCAGACAAGATTCATCAGCTAAGTCCCATACAGGTAAGCGGCATATATCCAATATGCTCATTGTGGGATATTTGAATGATGCTCCACGCTCGCCATCGGCTGCCTTATCTCTGTATGTCCATGGCGGGTCTGCATAGATCAGTTTGTATTTAGTCACGCTGCATTCCCCCAAACTTTCGATAAATCCCTAGGCCGCATCATCGATGTAGCCACATATGATTTCTCTCGGTTGATAATCTCTATGAAAAATTTCTCTTCGCTAACTTTGATTGTGTATGTGACGCCTTTCTTGGTTGGGCCATAGTCGCCGTACTTGGCTTGATGCTGTTTGAGAGCAGCTTTCATAGCCGCTCTTTCTGTACGCTCTGGATTACCCTTGATGATGTGTCGCATGCATCCTCCGGCAATAAAAAAGCCGCTGGTTAGCGGCTATTAATCTTGGTTAACTGGTGAGCACATCAGAACGCATTCCGTTTATCTTCATGCTTAAATGCCCATGCTCTAAATGCTTTGCGCAAATCACCTTTGGTCATGCGCTGCCCACGCTCCGCATTGCGCTTAGGATTACGACGGCGATTCGGGGAACGAGTGAGAAGCGAGCTAATAGCATCCTCTTTGTTCAGCCATACGCCAGCCACGCCTTCAACCCCATGCTGAACCATGACAACTGGTTTAACACGCTCTGGGTGATTCCAATATTCTGGCTCGCTAAATGTCGCAAGACGGAGAGCGGTTCTCATATTATTGGCTTTATCTGTGGGCTTTAAGTGACGCAGATACATGGCACCTTTTCGATATTTGCTCATCTATTTCTGCTCCTGTGCTGGGGTCTCTGAAAATGCAGCGCGAGAGGGCGACCAATCGCAATAAGTATCAGCTTCAGTGTGTCCGAAAATAGCCTTACAACGCCGAATATGTACGCAATCACCGCACGTTTTACCTGCCGGCAGTTTCATTTTGTCTGGATCGGTTGGGTCATAATTAAGCGTTGCCATTATTCGCTCTCCTGTGCCGTGGAAGGCGAACATTCATGCTCCTCTGGATCATCTGCTTTGTAATATCCACCGCAAATTTTGCATTGAACAAGCGGCGCATCGTCATATTGAGTAGTTCCTGTGATCATTGTTTGCGCTCCCTGCGAACTGAAAAAACATGACCCAAATCACACTCATATGCGCCGCTTTCTTCTAGAAATGCGTCGTGGCCACACATATCACAGATCATCATCGGTGCTTGATCTAGATATTCGTTAACTGTATTTTCGACGTCTTCTTCGTACTGACATGTTTTGCAAAGTTTATTGCCTTTCCACATATCCTCTTTGCAGCGCGGACAGCGGTCTAAATCTTCATCTTTCATTATTCGCTCTCCCGTGCTGGGGCCGTGGCAAGCATGGCTTGATTGCATCCAGTCGCCTGATCGTTACCAGCCCCCTTAATTGACCAATCACGTACAAAGCAAAACATTTCCTTCGCTGGATCAAAGGGAACCAGCTTCCGACCATCAGACAACTTGTAAGGCTCGCTTACAGGTTGTGCTGTAGACTTCTGTTCTGCATTGTGCGAACGCTTGATAACTTTTAGAGCTTCGTTGAAGCCCGCCACGCGCCCGCGCAGCCAAGGCTCTTCATCACTGCCGTAGTCGCCGTTTTCGAATTCACAATCAAAGTCGAGATCATCGGGTAACTTATAAAGCCTATTAATGCGTTGTTTAGCCTCTTCTAACTCGCTAAATAATATTTCCCAACTTAAGTTATTGTCGGTTATTAGCTTTAAAACCCTTTTTTCGCGTTCAGTTTGTTCTGGTGTTACAACTGAGCATTCCGCTATCAAGTCACCACACAAATCTGTCATTTGGAATGGGCCGCAATTGTGTGCGTTTCGACGATTAGAAAAAGCCATTGCCTTGACGCTTTGGATGATTGATTTCATCGCTGTATTCTCAGCAGCTAACGCATCACGCTGCTGAACTACTGATTCGTATGTCTGGATTGGTAGGTTGTTCATCACAGATACCTCGCATGATTCTTCCAGCGGTTCTGCGCCGCGCTATTCTTTACCTGCCATCCTTCGCGCGTGCATCCGTCATATGAGAAAAGAGCTACCCGTCGATTACTGACTTTCAACCACTGACTCGGAAAGCCATTTTTATGGGCGCGGAGTAGAAACATTTTTGCTTTGCGATTTTTCATGAATATCTCCTAACCCATCCAGTCTCTATATTCACCAGATGCAATAAGCTTTGCTCGGCGCTTGGCTGCGTCGATATGCTTTTGCTTCATTCCGTTTGTTATTGAATCTAATGACTTGAGACTGATGGGAATTGTTTTCTTTGGTCGGGGTGGGATGAGTCGTTTTGCTTTTCGCTCTATCGAATAGATTCGGTCCCTGATTCCTTCTTTCTCAGCCCATTCCGTGGCTACGACTTTCACAACTTTGGTGTCTATGAGGACTTGGTAAATCTTTTTATTGAATTCTGGCAACCTCATTCCGAAATGCTCAGCCAACTCTGATCCTGTCGTTGGCCTTTTCCCGAGCATCCTAACTACGCTTTCCTTGAATCCTGTGGAGTTATGAGGCCGCCGATAGAATGCTAATCGGCGCATTTACACCTTCCATTGCTCCCCGAACTGGAAGCCTAGGTCAGACAAAACAGAATCCATTGCCTCAATGAACTCTGGAACCATCTCATCAAACTGGGTCATGGTTTCCTGATCACGTTCAAGCAACACATAGTGAAGACCTTCACGTTTCATGCGTGGGTCATAATTCGCAAAATACCAACCGCTTGCGCCTGTTACCCACATGCTGTATTGGCACTGAGCGATGTATTCCGGCTTGATAACGCCATTCACTCTGAAATCTAGATATACAGTGGTGGTGAACGGACACTTTATCTCTAGGCCGTAGCCATCAGAGCAAATCCCATCAGGGCTAGCCGCGGTGCGCAATGTTTCATCCTTGAACATGATGTTTTCAGTGCTAACATTTTTCCCTGCCATAAACTCGAATAAGGTTCTGGCTTCGGCCTCGTGCTCAGTACCCCATTCAAGTGGCTTACCGAAAATCTCTGGTGATTGACCAGTACAGACCTCGGCGACTAATTCCATTAGATAGCTTTTCTTCTTTTCTCCCCATCCTTTGCCGCCGCGTCCGGTTGCTAAAACGGCATGGGCTCGAGATGCGGTGATCACTCCAAGTCGCAAGGCCTTCCAGTCCTCACCACCTTGCTCAGCGGTTAGAACATCAATCCCTGTGCGCTGTAGAATTAATTCAGGGGAAATCATGCGGCCGCCTTTTTATTAAGGAAATCGATAACCTTGTGAGCCTCTAGCTCGCTTAGTTCGGTTGCGTTTGAGAATGGACGGCGGAAGATAGTTGCGCATAATGGCAAAAGGTCGTCATCCCAGTTCTTATTCATCTTGATAAGCAGATCCGTAATTGCTTTCACCGACTCGTCAGAGACAGGCGTGATATCTTTCTCCGGTCGTTCTTCCTTGAAATTGATACCTTCACCGCCGTCTGTGTTCACATAGTCGATTGCAGCATCAAGGCGCTCGCGGCGTGGCCAGTATTTTGCAGCCTGTTTGACTACGGTCTTGAGGATCATCTGCTCTTCATCGGTTCTCCATGGAGAGGACTTACCAGACTTAAAACCTTCAGAACGATCACGTATAGCGAAGATGTCCGCGATTCGCATTGTGTGTGTCAGATAATCGCCATCGTCAGTTTTCACTACACAGTAGGCCCCAACAATTTCTCCGCGCTCTTCAGTCGTTCCGAACTCGTTAAACTCATGAACCGGTGGCCTATCGATTGCTGTCCGCATGAATTTGTCATTTTTGCGGACGATTGATGACTGACACCACTTGATAGCACCTGACTGCTGAGCTATATGCATCAGCCCCATATAGCTTATATCCAGACATATACGACCTTTACGGGGAACCAGATAAGCAAGCTTTTGGGCTGGGTTAAGCGTGATACCGATAGCAGCAACGTTTTTTATTGCACTACATGTCGTGACAGGGCTATTAATCGCCACCCCAGCCAGGTAGTCATTGTTAGCGAAAATCTGCATGGCAAATTCTGACTCTCGCTTAAAGCTGATTGATGGTTCAGAGCAAATTTGTTCGAATTCAGGCTGAAGAGGGTTAATCAGGCCATATACCTGATTAATAACCTGCTGATTACTCATGCTGCCTCCTGCATGTGTTTAAGCTCGATGGCTGTTTGGTACTGGCTTGCTGATTGGAGAATAGAGAATAGGGCGGTGGCTAATATTTCTGGATTGTCGCCGTGTTCAAGAGCCAGCTCTAATGCTTCGTGGGAGAGCCCTGATAGGTGGCTTAATGCTTTTATGATGTGATACTGCTTTGTTTCTTTTTCCCACGCCTCGGCCTGCTGGAGAACTAATTCACTGGTCTGTTCGCTAAAGCCGCTGATGATTTTATTTAGCTCGATAATCACTGATGCATTCATGGTCTACCTTCCTGTCTCAACATATCGACTAGTTTGTCTAACCAGCTTTTACGAGGTGGTGGGGTGAAGCTGGCAGAGGTAAGGCGGTTAGATGGGTGATGCTGGATTTTTAACAAATAGTTGGTAGAGCAGCCCGATGCGGACTGCCCAGCAAGTGCAAGTTGCATATGGGCTATTCCTTGAATTTGATTAGTAGTTGATGCTGATTGCGGTGATGTTGCCTTTGGCTATTTCCGTGATGCACAACTTGGCGCATTCTTCCGGTACACCTGCGGCGATAAGGTCTTGTAGTGCTTTGTTGTTTATTGTTTTGCGGTGTTCTTTATCAGCTGCGCGGCGAGCTTCTTCATCCTTGATGCGCTTTTCTTCGGCTAATCGAGCTTGTTCTCTGGCCTCTGCCGCTGCGCGTTCACGCTGTATAGCTTCTTCTTTTTCACGCTTAGCCTTTTCCTCGGCGGCGATGCGTTCACGTTCTGCTTTCGCTAAGGCTTCCTGCTTCTCGCGTTCGGCTCGCTGCTCAGATTCGATGCGCTCACGTTCCGCAAGTTCTTTTGCTAAAAGAGCCTCACGCTCTCTGGCCGCTGCCGCTTCGATTTCACGCTTTGCCGCTTCGTCTGCTTCGCGCCGCGCTTTCTCTTCGGCCTCACGCTTAATTCGTTCTTCATGCTCGCGTTTGGCTTGCTCTGCTTTCTGTCGTGCTTCTTCGCGGTCGCGGTCAATCTTCTCGTTCATAAGCAAAGCCATTTCATGATCGGCTTCAATCTTCGCCGCCAAAGCCGCGGCTCGTTCCGCTGTAATTTTGGCATCCAGCTCTAACGCCTCATCCCACATAGCGTTGAACTCTTTTTCTTTCTGCTCAGCCTCCCAGTCAGTCACTGGCTTGCGAATCTCAACCGCCAGTTCGTCCAGTGAATCCCTAACCTTTTTACGGCTGGCATCGACAAGAGCAGGGCGCTTCTTCATCTCTGCAACTAACTTCTTGCCAGCCTCGTCAATAGCTGTCTTAGTGCTACGGACATTCGCCGCCATGCTGATGTATGCACGTCGTCCCTTGACTGTATTCAGGTCACCAACGACAGAAGATGCTTTTTCACGGATGTCTTTAATTAACCCTTCAATGAATTCGTCATTGATAAAAGCAGCTTCGAGTTCAGCCGGTACGCTCGGCAGAGTGACTAATGCAATTTCGTTCTTTTCCTCGCTCACTGGCGATCTCCTTTGTTGGTTTCATTGCAAAACGCCTACGCTTTGCGATGAATTAGTTTGTTTAGATGGGGTATATCAACGCTTTCTGAACAACAGGCGTAAGCACAAAATCACTATGCATAAACTGATATAATTGGCATCCACCCCAGAAGTGGGCTTTGACTTGTCATATATCGCTATATGGCCTTTTTAGACCTGATACCCTGCATCCGTATCAGGTCTTTTTTTTTCCTGAAATTTGGGTATAAAAAAGCCCCTAACGAGAGGGGCAAAACGTGTCATCTAACCAGAGCAGTCATTCTCCAGTTATGAGCGAGATTGCTCACAGCAGATACTCAGTGAATACCTGCGATGTGCATTACTCGCAACGTGCTTTTAGCATTGCGTCTGCAATGAAATAGGCATCTCCTGCTAACTCTTTGTACTGTGGTGATTCTGAGCCACCACCAAATGAATGACCGTCCCATCTGCGCACAATGGATGCCATCGCTTTAGCTGCGAAGTAATCACGCATTGTCATGCCTGGACACGGATAATTTTGGTCGCTTCCTGCAACTGGAAATGCCTGCCCGCCGTTATCACCTTTCATATCTATCTCCATTCTGGGTATAAAAAGACCGCTAGGCGGCCTGTTAAATGCGGGTAGCGGTACGCAGGTTTTGATACACCTCATGCGCTATCGTGCGGTCACGGCCTAACGGCAATGCTGCGAAGTACTCATAAGCCGCCTTGACTGTCTTTTGATGCAACTGAAGAAACTCTTCTTTCATCTGCTTCAATTCTTCTTCTGTCTTATCCATCTCACACCCCTTGTTCACCCAATAAAAAAGGCCGCCTTAGCGACCTATTGTTTGTTTTCGATAGCGGCATGATTTGTTTGCTTTGCCGTCTGGATAATCATCTCAGCAAACTTATCTGACACGTTCTTGCGTATGCCAGCATTTACAGCGTTGGCAATAGCATTATCAATGTCCTTTTGGAGCGGTTTGATTTTAGCTTGCACAAGCTCTTCCATGCGTTTGCCCATCAGGTATTTGACTAGTGGCATTGCGTTGTAGTCGTTGCTGAAGTTGCCGCTTGAATCAACCTTCTTCTCGAGCGTTTTATCAAAACTGCGTTTAATCAGGTCGGTAACAGTCAAGCAGTCTTGTACATCACCCCACTTATCAGTAACTGTTACTTCTTTCATCAGCCAATCATCTGCAAACTGAATTGCTTTTTGTTCAATAGCCTTTTTAGCCGTCATGATTGACTCGTTGATGGCCTGATTGATTTGTACCGAGGCCTCTTTTTCTACTTTGGCTAGACAATCACGTGAAATGGCATTTTTCACACCGCTAATAACTTCATGCTTAACTTCGGCGTCCATGTCGCCATCTTCGCCAAGCCACTCTAAATCTACAGTGATATTCAGTTTCATGATCTTCTCTCTCAGTTACTCAAATTAAGGGAATGCTCTTCCCGCGAATCTTCTGACGCCCGAACGCTGAAATGTTGACGCCGGACACAACCCGATGTTGCTTATGCTCTACCTCTACCGGCTCTTTAGCTGGAAAAAGGCAATAAAAAACCCCGCCGTGGCGAGGTTATAAATATTTATTGATTTACTTTCGTGGGTTTAATTTAGCCATGCTTGCCGATAGTGTCGAAAGCCGAGATCTGATAGATGGGGTATCAAGACCATTTCTAATGTCAGTGTTCAGTGATGATAGTTCATCAGACCATGCTGATATTGCTTCGTGGAACTGTTTGGCTCTATTAGCTTGACGTTTTCTACTGCTTTCAAGTTCAGATACGCTTTGTTTTGCTTCGAGCTGAGCTTTTCCCATGCCAACTTTGATCGCTTCGAAGGCTGTTTCTTTCATTTCAGCCTTAATTAGAGGGTGAAATATATCAGCGCCATAGTAAACAATATCATCTATGGATTTAATTATTAGCAAACAGTCAGTCTTTTTATTAGTTCTATTCTCAATGCATGAGACCTCAACCGCTATAGAAGTATCGTACTGCTTTACTCTCATCGCTGTGTAATTCATACCGCTATTCAATTTACTAACCTCCGAAAAATCAATGTGTAGCCAATCAGGTAACTATCACTCTTTTATTGATTTTTAACTGCGATCTGATTCAGAAAACCTACTTAATAATGTGAACCGCTTCTTTGCGTGTATTACGGTGGCCTGCTGCGTATAGAGCGACATCAGGAAGGCAACGATTATCAGCGCTGTCATATATCACTTCATCACGAGCGATCAGCGCTTTCTCTACTCTGTTCACTTTTCGATTAAGTGTGAGAAGAGGGCGACTGGAAGGCTTGGCACATATCCCAACGGCCAGTGGATTGGAATGCTTATATTCTTCCTGTTTAGCCTTGCGACGTTCACGACGACGAGCTTGAGAATCCATACAACCTCCTATCAATAAACTTTGGCGGTGTTGTGGCCGGTGCTTATCTTCGGCTTGGCTCGTTGGCCTGCAATTCACATCACCCCGAAGCTTACTGCTTTGGTGTAATCGCCCTTTTTCAGGGCTATCTGTTAAAGAACAACTTCCTGTAGTTCGTGGCGTCCTGCCGTGTTGATGAATGTATTTAAAACCATAGTTGTTATTGTGTCAACAACGATAGTTGTTTTATTTGGCGTTGTGAAACGATTTTTGTTTTATTTGGTTGTTTTTATTTGATTTATTTATGGTGGTTTTGTTGTGTTTGAGACGTTCGTGAGGAGAAATTGGTGAGACTTCAGAGGATTAACTTTTGAAATGACCGTTTTTATTAGGCTGGTTAGAGGCTGTGATTCTTCTAGGAGGTAGTAGAGGGCAACGAAATGGATATGGTTTAGGCTTAAAATATCTTCTTTGTGGGGGAAATACGTATCAAAACAAGAAGAACAAAAAAGGTATGCAGGGAATAGCCCGTCATACCTTAAGCTATTATTTTACAGGCTTAACCCTGCCAAAGTTATCGTTTACTGTAACGTCATACAAGGTTCCGCCAGAAAAGAGGAAGGTATACTTCTGGTTTCCAGTGTATCCACCATAGCTATTTTTAGCGTTAACCAGAACTGGGGCTACCCATCCAAAATAGGACTTCCCTCCAGATGGAGACCACGCCCCGTCTTGCGAATACCCTTTAAATGTAGGCAAAAAAGTATACTGCGCACTAAACGGGTCTTTTAGTGTGGCGTTGAAATGGCTTTTTATTTGATCTTGGTAATTAGCTGGAAGCTCACCATAACTAGCTGCTGATAGTTGGGCTTGGCTTGGTGGTTGCTGGCCTGCACACCCAGAAAGAGCCAGAACAATTGCTGAAACCGCGATAAAACTTTTCACATCCATATCCTTATCAGTTACTAAAATCTTCTAAAATCATCCAATTTTGTAATATTTAATTGATTCATGGATTAATACTTTCCCCATCACATAAAACTTATGCTGGTTTTCGTCTGTTATATACCATTTCTCATACACAGGATTATCGGATAGTACCGCAAGGCGATCCCCTTGCATCTGCAATCTTTTTATATGGAAAGTATTACCAAAGACAAAAACATAAACACCATCAGTTTCAAAATTTCGTACAGATATATCTACGAACACACGATCGCCAGAGGTTATTGTAGGTGCCATGCTATCGCCGCTTACGGTGATGACCTGAACTATTTCCTGTGATCTGGTTCCGAATAATGAGCGAGCATACTCAGAGGTAAACTCAATAGCATGAATAACCTCAACAAAATCAGATACCATGAAAGTTCCGGGGCCAGCACTAGCTTGAATGTCCAAAACATCAACCCTGTATATACGTCCAGTTGTATCTTCTATTTTAGACACAATCCCAGAACTTTTTCCATCATCTTTCATTGGTTCTATACCAGATGATAGCCATTCAGGCCTGACTTTTAAAACACCAGCAATATCAATTAGCTTTGTCGAATTCTGAGCTAATCCTGTTTCAATTTTTTGGATTGCCGCTTGAGATACGCCAACACTCTCCCCCAATTTTTTCTGGGAGATCCCCGCCTCTCTTCTGGCTAACTTCAGACGTTCTGCAAGATTCATTTTCATACCCACAACTTTACAACCGAAGTTGTAATCATTCAAACGAACAGGGTTGTTGACTAATAACAACTATGGTTTTATTATTCATTTTGATAAACAATGGAGGTTGTTATGAACAACGTAATTAAAACCGCCATTGCCTTAGTTGGATCACAACAAAAACTTGGCGCTGCATGCGGTCTTACTCAGCAGTCAGTTTATAAGTGGCTTCACAACAAGGCGAAGGTGTCACCAGAGCATGTAAATCACATTGTGAATGCTACAGGTGGAAAAATTCAAGCTTACGAAATTCGCCCTGATTTACCGCACTTGTTCCCGCACCCAGAACAAGCCGCCTAAGCAACACCGCTCCTTAACATCAAGCCCTGAAAAAGGGTCATATCACCAACCACCTAACCGGTGGTGTAACTATTTATTCAACACGGAAATTTTAATCAATGGAACATGCAAGTTATAGCAAGCGAATCAACGAAGTGGAGACAGAACTTCGCTGCCGGATGATGCAGAAGACTAACAGAGAGTTAGCAAAGCAAGCAGGGTGGCACGAATCGAAAGTAAGCCGCCTCAATATCCGCGACATGGCAACGATGTTCGTACTGCTAGAGAAGGTATGGGAAACAAGTTTGATTCGCGAAGTAGCGCGTCAGGCTGTGGAATCGGTATTGCCACAAAAGAAAAAGTCGCCAACTGCGGTAACAGCTGACGACTCTCAGATCACTATGACTTTCTAGTACTGGATCAATTCACAGGAGTAATTCTATGTCAAAACGTAGAAAAAGCAATAGAGAAGAGGAACGGCGTTACCCCGACTCTCCAGATGGTCTGGTTGTTGTTGCCTCTAATAACCGTGCTTTTGCAGAGCGGTTAACGGGGATCATCCGATTACGGCTAAAGGAGACGGAACATGCTAAGCGTCGTTAGAAATATTGATGACTACAGAACGCAGGAAAGACCTGTAGAGAAACCGGAGGCAACCGGTAAGGGGTTTGCCTTGATACACCGTCAATTCATGGATAGCAGACTGTACAAGGATTCTCAGGCGGTACACCTATGGCTTCATCTGATACTGAAAGCCAACTATGCACCGGCAATCGTTAATACTGACATTGGAGAGATGATGGTAGGGCGAGGGCAGATGATAACTGGGCGTCCAACACTGGTTTCGGAAACCTTCATTCCTGACAACAAAGTGAAGAGTTTGCTCCGCAGTTTCGAGTCGAAAGGCATGCTAAAAATCGAAGCTATGGGACGTAAATTCAGCCTGATTACTATCCTAAAATACGATGATTTTCAGTCTCAAAATTGTCCAACGAATGTCCAACGGTTGTCCAACGAAAACACCAGTAATGACGCACCTCTCAGCGGTGTTTGTCCAACGAATGTCCAACGGTTGTCCATAAACAACAATATAACTAATAACTCTTTATCTAAAGATAAAGAGAGTGTCTCAGCAGCAGAAAAATCAGAGCAGGAAAAACCAAAGCTTTCCTGCCAGGACGTAGTTGATGCCTATCACGAAATCCTACCTGAAGCACCAAAGGTCAGAGTCCTCACTGACAAGCGAAAAAACAAGGTACGCACTTTCTGGAAGAAGGCTGGCGTTGTTACCAGGCAGCTAGATGGTCATGCGTTTTCAATGCAGGACTGGAGGAACTACCTGGAGTACATATCGCTTAACTGCCGGTGGATGCTTGAAGAACGCCAGAATGCCAACCGAGGCACCACCTGGAGAAAGAAAGACCTTGAGTATCTGTTAGACGACAGTGTCTACGCCAAAGTTCGTGAAGGAGCCCATGATGACCGATGATTACAAATTACCACCGAGCAATGCAGAAGCTGAACAGGCTGTGATCGGTGCAATAACCTTAGACGCGCAGAGTGATAGAGTTCAGCGCGTTTTTTCTTTCTTGGCGCCGGAAATGTTTTACAACCGTAGACACGGGATGATTTACAAAATCGTTCGTTCCATGAACGCGGCTAACGAGGTCATAGATTTGCTGACTGTGAGCGATCGCCTGGATGCAATGGGTGAATTGCAAAACATTGGCGGCTTTGGATACCTGGCTGAAATCCAGAAGAACACCCCATCCACGGCCAACGTCATCGCATATGCTAACGCCGTTAAAGATGCGTCAACAGAAAGGATGATGATTGAGCAAGCTAACCGAATGCTCG